CACCTAACCATTCACTATCTGGATCACCTTCATAATTTTTATTACCTGGATTTGTAAAATAAACTTTACCACCTATACCACCAACTCCAGTAGTAACTGAACTACCATCAGCACCATTTCTTTCAAAAATACCAAGATAATATGGAATATTTGATGCACCACCAACTCCATTAGTACCATTACCTTGTGCAGCACCGCCACCGCCACCAGAGTAAATTAGATTAGCACCAGTATACGTAGCAGTGGATCTCGAAAGACCGCCACCACCTGCACCACCGCCACCAGCATAAATTACCGAGTTATTATATATCGTTACTGGATAAGATAAAGATATTCCAGTACCGCCAGCACCACCATTACTACCAGTGGGAGAAGCATTAGTACCGCCAGCACCACCATTTCCACCTCTTCCAATAATTTCAGAATTATTTACAATTGTTATAGTAGAGCCACTTGGCCAACCAGTACCAGTAGTAAATGCTGGAGCACTTGCATTAGTAGAATATATTCTTGCATTGTTATTAAAAGTAACAGCATACGGAACACTATAAGTGCCATAAGTTGCAACTATCCAATCCCATAAATTTAATTGGTCATAGTTTGTTGCTAATGTGGCATTAATAGTGTATATTCTTGCTGTGCTATAAAATTGACTAGCAGATATTTGTCCACTTGTTGGTATATTAGCATTTGCTGAAAAATTCCCCACATATGCACCACTCTTATAATATTCACTTAAACTAATAGGATTACTACCAGTAAACTCTGTCTGTATTTGTGATAGTGATATTGCACCGGAGGCTTGTAATGTCATTTAATGCCTTTACCAATTGATTTTTTCTTCTTCATCATCTTCGAATGATGGTATATTTATCGCAAAATCTTCGGGCTTTAACATATACTCACCTGCTCTTTTACGATTAAGATTCTCTATTGCATATTTATTCATCTGTGCAGTCGCTACTCCTTCAGGTGTTCTGTAATATTCAGTCAATTTAAGACTACGTTTTAATTTATCTTCTTGACTATGTGTTCTTACATTACCACAACTACGACTACAATATGGTCCTCTTTTGTTGTGTTCAGTGCCACATCTAGGACATTCTTTCATGCTAATAGGTTATTGATTTAACTACTTTCGATAATTGAGACATCGTTTTCATTTTTTTCTTTTACTCATATTAGACATAACTTTCTTGATACCCTCATCTGTGCTGATATCTGTATGAGATTTTTCTACTGATTTTGGATGTGGTCTAAAATTGATTTGCATGCCTGTACCAGCTTTTTGCTGTTCTGATGTTCTCTTTCGTTCAGAACTAACGGAAAATCTACCAGTTCCACTTAGTATAGGTAATCCAGTATTATGATGGTCTTTATCTTTACTATGACCAGCTCGGAATGTACCACGATCACCAATATGAACCACATGGACATTATGATCATGCATATATGCATGGGCTGGAGACATATCTGTCGTATCACTTGTAACGCCTGGATGATTTACACCTTCTTTTGATGGGCCCCAATGATGATTTAGATGGTTCAATAACTTTCGTTTCTTCTTGTCTGGTCCCGTCACAGTTGCATCATGCACTTGTTTGGTAAATTCAGGTTTATCTTTTTGAGTTTTCTCTGGAATATGCCAACCTTTTTGAGGATGATAACGCAACGCAACAGAACCAAACTTACCGGTACTAACACTCTTTTTCATTTCTCCCTCAACACGAATACTCTTGATTTCTTTACCAGCCACTTTTTTTCCAGTTGTGGGATGTTCAATGTGAAAATCATTTCCTCCAGTTGATCCAGCTGCCTCTATATCTTTATTCATAGCTCCGTGTTTTTTCAGATGATCCGATAAATCTTTTTCTCGTTTAAAGGCATCTGAGGTGTCAGACTCGTTTATGAATTGAAAATATCCTAAAAATGTTCTCATTTTTTAACCTTTTTTAAATGTTTCGATTGCTCTTCCACGATTCATGATTAAGATTCTCTGTTGCATATTTATTTATATGTGCAGTCGCTGACACTCTTTCATGCTAATAGGTTATTGATATAATAAACTGCTTCAGTCTCACTAGTAAAATATCTTATTAGAACTTCATCACTAGCGATAGACTGAAACAGTAACAATACATTATCACCACATATTGAAAACTTAATAATCCATCCTCCCCTAACAACAGGAATGAAACTTTTTGTATTACTTCTTATTGCCTGAAAAGGCGTAATTTCCTTGGATGATTTGTTTTGCATTTTCCGTACCAGTTTCCATAAATTTTACTATACTATCTAAGTATGTATTCTTTTCGGAACCTGTGAATTTACTAAATGCATCTACATATGATTTAACTGCACCGACCTGAACATCAATCAAATCTACTGCTAACTCTTGTGTTTTCTTAGTATCAAACATTGTATTTTCTCCTTAGTGATTTTGCTTCCGCTAATGAATCTACCATAATTTTAATGAAATTTTTAATCTTTTCTAACATTTTTGTCCTCTTTAGTAAAGGCCTCACAATGAAGCCTCTACTATTATATATCAAAAAATGACACAATGCAACAATAATTTAAGATGATATATTTACAACCTTCGCATTAGATAATTTCAACTGAGCATCTTCTTGTTGTATCCTTGCCAAGATATAATCTTTTACCAATGATGAACGAACTATATCTTCAACTGTAAATTCAATACGTGTAAAGGCAGACATATGCATAGCAATATCAAAGAACTTTAATATGCCACTCATATCATTCTTACGTTTAGTTAAATCTGTTTGTCTATAATCACCACACCATATAATTTTAGACCTATAACCTACCCGTGTCATAACAGTATCAATCTCTTCAAAATTCAAATTCTGCATCTCATCTACAATAATGATTGCATCATCAAATGACATACCACGAATGAATGAGGTTGATATGAACTGAACATAACCCTGTTCTTCTAATCGTTCCCATGCATCTTTACGATCAAATAGAGTATGACAGATTTGTTTGTATGGTTGCTGGTAGATATCCATCTTCTCATCTACATCACCAGGCAAGTGTCCCATCTCTCTTGACTGAACTGCTGATCTAACAATAATAACTTTTTTGAATGTATTTGATTTATCTAAAACTTCTTCTAATGCTTTGTATAATGCACAGAAGGTTTTACCTGTACCTGCAACTCCGTGTAATGCTATAAAATAATCGCCATGTTTATATGCATCAAAGAATGACTTTTGGTTCTCTGTTAATGGTTGAAAGGTTCTTAGGTCATCAATTCTGAGTTTGAGAGTTTGATGACATTTGGTTGTTTGTTTTTCAACGACATTATTTGCAGATTGTTTTCTGGACATAGTATTCCCTTTAAATGGGCTCGATGTATTTTACATGAGACCCAACTGTTATAGTATTCTTCAGATAACAAGGCATTTCTTGTAAATATTTCATATGTTTCAAAGTATGAACAAGGTGCTCTTGTTTTACATAGATGTAATATTGTTCTTTTGAAATTCTCCTTTCCGTATTGTTGAACATCTTTCTTTACTTCTTCAGAGGAAGACCAATATGTCAACCAATCAGATTGTTTTCTGATCTTCTTCTTTTTACCTTTGATTTGTTGTGTACCAGATTTGGTAAAGAACTTACGACCGATATACTTTTTACCAGTCGTAAGATTCTCTATGAGATAAACGAAACCGTAATAGGTTTCTACATCTTCTTGTGTGAATTCAATATTATTATAAAACCATGTCATAATAATATATAGTTAATTACATATCTTCGTTTTGATATTCTTTATTTACTATAAGATATTCAGTGCAAAATGGACAATATGTTGGACTATCTTCACAATCATCCTCATCGTAAATTATTTTATACTTTGAGTCACAATTGTCACAGTGGTGTTTTAAAATCATTTTCTATTCCTTATGATGCTTTCCCCCATACATCTCCCCATGAACCTCCTAATGCACCCTTTGCGTAATCTGTAGCACGATTCTCAAAAAAGTTTGTATGAACTGGTGCATTGATCATCTCTTCAACCCATGGTAAGGGATTGCGTTTAACTTTAAATATGCCTTTAAGACCCAATGATATCAGTCTACGATCAGCAATATATCTTATATATGTTTTAACATCTTCGGGTGTTAAACCTTCAATTGCACCTAGATTGAAACACAAATCAATGAACTTATCTTCTAACTCAACCATTCTCTCTGCAATACTATAGATTCTTTCTTTCAACTCATCATTCCATATCTCTTTGTTCTCTTCAATAAATGTTCTAAACAACTTAATCATAGACTCAGCGTGCATTGTTTCATCTACAATAGACCATGTAATGATTTGTCCCATACCTTTCATCTTACCATGCCGAGGAAAGTTTAATAACATAATGAATGAACTAAACAACTGCATACCTTCAGTAAATGCACTGAATACAGCAATATGTGTTGCAGTATTATCTAAGGTAGAATTCTTTTGCGATATATCCATTACATAATCATGTTTCTCTACCATCTCTTTGTATTCCATGAATTCATTATAGGTAGACTCTGGCATACCTAATGTTTCAATAAGATGACTATATGCTGCAATGTGTAATGCTTCTCTTGCTGCAAATCCCATCAACATCATTCTAACTTCAGGTTGAGGGAAATGAGGCAGATAATTATTAACATAACCACCCGCTACATCAATATCACCTTGAGTAAAGA